ATGACAATGCAAACAGACGTCAGAGCGGCGCACTTAAACCAATCTGGTTTTTTGGTGAAGGGTCGCATTCGCAAGAAACAAGTCACGCTTTGCGGCAATGCTTCACAAGCAGGAAAACTCGCGTTTTTTGACACCACCACAGCGCCTGTTACATCGGCTACTTATGGTCGTTCTGGCACCACAATCACGGTGTCTTCAACAGCACACGGTTTGACGACTGGCCAAACAATTGGAATTTCGTTCAACAGCAGCTCAGGCGTGTCTGCAACGGACGGCAACTACGTCATTACCGTGACGGATGCAAACACTTTCACCATGACCGACATCAACTCGGGCACAGTGACAAACGCAGGCACAAACTGCCAGTATGTGTATGGCAACACCAACATTTGGATTGCAACATACGAAACTTTGACTGGGGCTACTGCTACACTGCAACTGTTGGTACCCGGTGAAGGTCAGTTGGTTCTTAACGCTCTTTATGCTTACATGTCCAACATGGGATTTGTAACTGTTCACTATGGCTGATACCAAGCAAGTTGAGCTCGCGGGGCGCAAGGTTTTCATTGCGATCCCCACGTATGACGGGAAGCTGAACATCCGAACAGCTTTCAGTCTGGCTTCGCTCATGCCTCTTGCGCACAAGCACGGGGTTGGTATTGAACTCAGTTACATGGCCGGCTGCTCCATCATCCCGATGGCACGCAACTCTTTGGTCAATGAGTTCATGAAGTCCGACTGCACCGAGATGTTGTTCATCGACTCCGATGTGGTGGTCATGCCCGATGACGTGATGCGCTTGCTGGCGCAAAGTGGCGACAAAGACGTTGCTGCCGGCCTGTATCCACGACGCGCCTCGGACAAATTCTTCTTCCTTGACATCCCCCGCGACGACAACGGCGACATGATCTTTGACGGGTCTATGCTCAAAGTCAACCGCGTGGGCACAGGGTTCATGCTCATCAAACGCTACGTGATCGAGAAGCTCATTGCTGACCATCCCGAGTGGGAGTATGAAACTCGCGAGAACGAGACTGCGTTTGCTGTGTTTGACTTCGCCTTGCGCGACAAGAAGTACACCGGCGAGGACTACTTGTTCTGCGATCGCGCACGCGAGGCAGGATTTGAGTGCTGGGTGGATGCTGAGATTAGCCTGCCCCACATTGGCCAAGAAGAATTTAAACGCGACTTTGTTGAAGACGTTATCAAGCCTATGCTTGAAGAACAACGTCAGGCAAAATTGAAGGCGGCATAACATGGCAAAGACATCAGCATGGCAAAGGAAAGAAGGCAAGAATCCCAATGGCGGCTTGAACGCCAAAGGGCGGGCGTCCGCAAAGAAGGAGGGGATGAACTTAAAAGCACCTCAGCCCGAAGGCGGAAAACGCAAGGATTCTTTCTGTGCGCGGATGGAAGGGATGAAGAAGAAATTGACTTCGACCAAGACCGCCAAAGACCCAGACAGCCGGATTAACAAAAGCCTTCGGGCGTGGAAGTGCTGACATGGAAATGCCTATCTGGAACATTTTGCTGACCACCTTCATTGGTTTGTTGGCGTGGAACTTGAAAGAAAAGTCCACCGAACTCAACCGTGTGACGATTCTTCTGAACCGCACGCGAGAAGAAATTGCACGCGACAACGTGACACAGGCCGAAATGGACAAATTTCTTTTGCACATGGACTCACGTTTCGATAAACTCAACGACAAGCTGGATGCTTACATGAGGGAGCAAAGAAGTGCCCTCAACTAGCAAAAAGCAACACAATTTCATGGAGGCCGTGGCGCACAACGCCGCGTTCGCCAAGAAAGCCGGAGTCCCTCAGTCTGTGGGACAAGATTTCAGCAAGGCCGACAAAGGCCGCAAATTTTCTACAGGAGGCCTCATGGCTAAAGGAAGTACAACAGGTACCACTGGTACTAGCGAAAAAAAGGGTTTGACAACCGAAAAAATGGCCAAGGTGCGCACTGCTGCTCCTAGCCGTGATGGTTTGGCCGAGCGCGGCAAAACCAGAGGTCGCGTCATCAAAATGGCTGGCAACAACATTGGCACTGGCAAAGCCAAGTCCAAAGAATAAGGAGTTTCAAATGAAAAACGATTTTCCTTACATGAACGAAGACAAGTTTCCTGCGCATGAAATGCACCACAAGGCCGTGGAAAAACACGCTGCCGGCGGTCACATGCACCACAGCGAAATGTTCAAAAAGCACGGCGCTGGCCATCAGTACGAACAGGAAAAAGTCAAAGCCATGTGCGGTGGCGGGATGACTCGCAAATGATGCCTAGTCGCGGTATGGGGGCGGTTGCCTCCTCAAAGATGCCAAGCGGTACGCGCAAAGCACGCCGCGACGACACCGACTTTACCGAGTACAAAAAGGGCGGCAAAGTCGGTCTTTATGCGAACATCAACGCCAAGCGCAAGCGTGGTGAAAAAATGCGCAAACCCGGTGCTAAGGGTGCTCCGACGGAGCAGGCATTCATTGATTCCGCAAAAACTGCGAAGAAATAATCATGGCAACAGTAACTTCCGGCTCAACATCGTTCAATCTGCAACTCACCGACTTGGTTGAGGAGGCGTTTGAACGCGCCGGAAGCGAATTGCGCACTGGCTACGACCTGCGCACAGCCCGTCGTTCTCTAAACTTACTGTTTGCTGACTGGGCAAACCGTGGCGTCAACATGTGGACGATTGACCAAGGCGAAATTACCTTGGTTCCGGGTCAAAATACCTACGCGCTGCCCACTGATACCGTGGATTTGCTAGAACATGTCATCCGCACGGGGGCAAACGTGGCCTCCACACAGGCGGACTTGACAATCACACGCATTAGCGTGTCAACCTATGCGACTTTGCCCAACAAATTGCAACAAGCGCGTCCAATTCAGGTGTGGGTGCAGCGTTTGGATGGCCAAACATCGTCTTCCAGCACCACTTTGACGGCGGCAATCAGCGCCACGGCCACCACAATCCCCGTTGGCTCCACTGTGGGAATGCCCTACGCAGGTTTTGTGCAAATTGATAACGAAACCATCAATTACGGCTACACCGACGGCACAAATTTGTATAACTGCTTCCGTGGGCAAAACAACACAACCGCCGCCGCGCACAATAGCGGTGCTGCCGTGTCAAGACAGTACTTGCCTGCCGTCACAGTGTGGCCAACCCCAGACAATTCGCAGCAATACCAGTTTGTGTACTGGCGGCTGCGCCGCACGCAGGATGCCGGCAACGGTGTCAACGTGATGGACGTGCCATTTCGCTTTATTCCTTGCATGGCCGCAGGGTTGGCCTACTACATTGCGCTCAAAGTGCCCGGCGGCATGGAGCGATTGGGTGTTTTGAAGCAACAGTACGACGAAGCGTGGATGACGGCGGCAGACGAAGATCAAGAACGCGCCGCGTTGCGTCTCGTGCCTAGACAAATGTTCATCGGGGGCACCTGATGGGTAATCGGTTTGCATCCGGCAAGAATTCGATTGCGGAGTGCGATCGTTGTGGTTTTCGCTTCAAGCTGACCGGTCTCAAACGCGAGGTCGTCAAGGGCAAAAACTACGAGTTGTTGGTGTGCGGCCCCTGTTGGGATCCTGACCATCCGCAGTTACACTTGGGCGAGTTCCCAGTGGATGACCCACAAGGCGTGCGCAATCCGCGCCCAGACCGTAGTTACTACGTTTCTGGCAACGATGGTTTACAGACAAACATCAACGGCGGCGTGACTCAAACAGGGTACGGCGTCAACGAAGGCGGCAGTCGGGTTTTTCAATGGGGTTGGAACCCAGTGGGAGGCTCCGAGTATTTTGATGCTGCGCTAACGCCAAATAACTTGGCATTGAGCGTGAGTATTGGTACAGTTACAGTTCAAACGACGTAAGGAGTCGATCATGGCAAAAATGGAAAACGAAAAGTCCGACATCTCGCAAGACAAGAAGCTAATCAAAAAAGCTTTTGGTATGCACGACAAACAGTTGCATGAGAACAAAAAGACCAACTTGACCAAGTTGAAAAAAGGCGGTCCTACCGGCAAAGACATGCGTGCAATGGGTCGCAACATGGCTCGCGCTAAAAACCAACGCGGAGGCTAATATGGCCAAGTACAGCATGAAAAAAGGCGGCAAAGAAGTGGGTTCCGCTTCTGTGTACGCCAAGCCTCACACCATGAGCGGCAAAGCCATGACCAAAGCCGATTCTGGCGTTGAGTACATGACCGATCCAAACACCATGAAAGCGGATGAATCCACACCCGGTGGTATGCCTGCACGCCGTGTGAGCCTTGGCAATATCACTGCTGAACCAAAATCCACAGGCATCAAAATCCGTGGCACCGGCGCAGCAACTAAAGGCGTGATGGCCCGAGGCCCAATGGCATGACCTACCAAGAACTCGTTAACGCGATTCAGTCGTATACGGAAAACCAGTTCCCGCCAATGTATCTGGCGGACGGCACACTTGTTTCTACCAATACACAAATTAATCGTTTTATCGAGCAGGCCGAACAGCGCATTTTTAACGTCATCCAGTTCCCTTCGTTGCGCAAAAACGTGACAGGGACAGTGACCAGTACAAACCCTTATTTGTCTGCGCCTACGGACTTTTTGTCGGTGTATTCACTAGCCGTTATTGACCCTTCGGGTAACTACACTTTTTTATTGAACAAAGACGTCAACTTTATTCGAGAAGCCTACCCTACTGCAACCAGTACGGGAGAACCCGCGTACTACGCTTTGTTTGGCCCCACAATTTCTGGCGGCAGCGTCACTAACAACCTGTCTTTTTTAATGGGGCCTACCCCTGACCAAAGCTACAGCGTTGAATTACATTATTACTACTACCCCGCGTCGATTATTCAAGCCGAAATTGCAGCGCTGGGTTCCGTAACAGGCGGCTCCAGCTATGTTAATGGTACGTATTTTGATGTGCCTTTGACTGGCGGCACAGGTTCCGGGGTTACGGCCACCGTAACCGTTTCCGGCGGCGCTGTTACTACCGTAACCGTGACCTCGGCTGGATGCCAGTACACCGCTGGGGACGTGCTTTCCGCCGCCGCTACAAGTATTGGGGGCGCAGGTTCAGGTTTTTCCGTGCCTGTTGCTTCCATCACCAACGCAAGCGGCACTTCTTGGCTTGGCCAAAACTTTGATACTGTGTTGCTTTACGGCTGCTTGGTTGAAGCATACACCTTCATGAAAGGTGAAGTGGATGTTATCAAGATGTATGACGACAAGTACAAAGAGGCGTTGCAGTTGGCCAAACGTTTGGGCGATGGTTTGGAAAGAACCGATGCGTACCGCGTGCCCCAGTACAGACAGGCGGTGACTTGATGAAAACCTGTACGAAATGTGGCCAAGAAAAAACTTTACAAGAGTTTTACAAAGATTCTTGCAAAGTAGAAGGTGTTCGTAACGATTGCAAAGTTTGTGTTTTGCAAAAAGCAAAAGAATATCGTGAGAAATACCCACATAAAAATTTACAGTACCGCAATGACAACGCAAAAAAAATTAGCCATTATCGTAAACAACGGTATGCTAAACAAAAGCTAGAGTCTAACGAGTATTCAAAAAAATACGCAAAAGAAAACCCGCATAAAATTGCTGCAACTGCCGCAAAACGCCGTGCGGCAAAAAAACAGCGTACTCCTTGTTGGTTAACAGAGGATGACCATTGGGTTCTCGAACAAGCATATGAACTAGCATCTTTGCGCACAAAGGTATTAGGTTTTGCGTGGCATGTAGATCATATAATCCCTCTGCAAGGTAAAAAAGTTTCGGGGTTACACACGCCATCAAACATACAAGTAATACCTGCGGTTTTAAATTTGCAAAAATACAACTGCTATGAGGTGTCCCAATGAGTTTTACAGGGAATTGGAGCTGCGATGTTTTCAAAACAGGCTTAATGAACGGGGTGTACAACTTCACCTCGGGCACGTACTACATCGCGCTGTACACCAACGCGGCAACGCTGAACCAAACGACAACCGCTTAC